TTGATGTACTGAGCCCATTGTCGCGCTTCGACCAGTGACAGGTTCTGTTGGGCTTCGGCGATCGTTCGACCGCCTACGCCATTCAGAACTAGTTCGAACCAGAGGTCTTCGGGGGCTTCGTCTTTGCAGATTGCGCTTCGTTAACCGCGGTGATCAGTGCGAGGAACAGCGTGTCACACATCGCGCCGCGACCTTCGATCCCTGTCGTACCGAGGATGTCAGCCGTGGAGAAGATCGGGCCGCCCTCTTCGTCACACACCATGGTCGCGATCCGTGCGGCCAAGTGCTCCTGGTTACCCTCGGCAGCTTTCCACGTGTTGGTGATCGTGTGGTAAGACGCCAGGCGCACGCAGATGTCTGCTTCCAGCTCTTCGCCTTCCGTGTTGTGCCATTTGATCTGGCGCTTTACGAAAGGCTCTTTGACGAACGCGCCTTGAGCAACGAGGTCTTTAAGGTTCAGGGACATTGGTTAGCTCGACGACTTAGGGACGAGGACAGGATCGCCCGATACTTGAATGCCGACGGTCGATGTGACCATGGTGTTCAGCGCGAAGGTGAACGGGAAGCTGTTCATGTAACCTTCGAAGGTGATCCAGCTACGGGTTGGTGGCAGAACGAATTCATCGTCGCCCGAACTGTCGAGGCCGGTGGTCGGGTTTTCGGTGCCGTCAGACAAACCGATAGCCCATTGCAGGGTGACGCCAGCGGACTTCAGTTGGTGCAGACGGATGTGGTTCACGTCGGACGGATCGAACATCAGTCCGAAAGTCGCCGCGCCTGGAGTGGCGAGGCCGGCTTCGTACGTGCGCGCCAGGTCGTTCAGACAGGTCGTTTCGATCTGGTCGATCGCGGTGTCAATACCGTCGATAGAGGTGATGCAGCCCACGTCAAGCAGGGCGCCAGTGTCTGGGTCGATCGTAAACAGATCGCTCCCCTGTGATTTTAGGGTCATGGGTGCAGCCTCGTTGAGTTATGAACGTTCGCCCGAAGCATATCACGCGCCGGGGGTTTCGCAAATCAGGTCCGTTCGACCAGCCAATCCAGGTCGAAGCTGGTTCGGTACAGCTTCGTTTCCTCGTCGCGCATATCGCCGCGGTAACCGGTCACGTAGGATTGTTCCTCTATCGCGTATCGGATCGCTTTAGCGACGGCGGTTGTCGATTGGGTTGTCAGGCCGTACACGTCCACCTGAAGGCTGGCGCGGTCGGCATCAGGCCGACAGTTCAGCATGTTAAAAGGCGAACCGCCGACCCACTGGTAGACGACGTAGGGCTTCAGACCGTCTTGCGGACTTTGGCCGAACGGATAGATGCGCGGCGACGTTCCACCGAGCAGTGCCTGGACGGCCGTATCAGCTTTGCACACCGAGTAGAAGGGTACGTCCATCAGTTGAGCCCCAATTTGACGAGCTGGAATTTTGCGCTAGAAAGAAATTCTTGAAACACGGCTTGCTGGTTTTGGTCGAGAGCATTCCGCATGAAGGGTTGCGCGCGATTCTTCGATGTACCCAGTTCGACCCACCACCAGTAATACGTATTGCCGCCTCGCTGCCCGCGTTTCGTCTTGCGTACGCCGACCGATATTTTGGTGCTACCGGTCTCGTTGAAGAATTTCGTGTCTTCGACTAGAGCGATGTTTTTCGAGATATCCGGCGCAGTGGTCGGATCATCAATCGCGCCGGCACGCTGGATGGCGTCCTTCAAAACGATGTCCATGGCGTCTTTCGCCGCTGGCACGACAACCTGGCGCTGCAGCTCTTGTGGCAGCGTGCGAAAAACACGGCTTAGCTCGTCAGCGCCTTTTAGCTTGTAGGTGATGTAGTCGGCCATGTCGTCGCCCTCAGTTTGCCGGGAGTTTATCACAGGCAAGAAAAAGCCCTGAGTTTTTAGGTCAGGGCTTTTATCGTGCATCCAGGCGTTGGTTATGCGGCGGAGCCGCTATCCCAGTCCGGGACGCCGAACGGTGCAGCGCTGGTCAGACCGAAGTGGTTGCTCAAAGCGATCAGGTTGGAAGCGACAGGGCTTTCTTCTTCGCCACTACCCGTTCGCCATTGCGTCAAGGTGAGTTCATGCTTGATGTGCTCACCTCCGTATGGCTGGGCGTAAGCCACCGCGCGGCAAATGCTCTCTCCGAAACCGACACGCTCGTAAGCGTAGGCGCCGAAGGAAGCGAAGCACATCGCCAGGGCGAGACCGATAAAACTCAGACAGCGTTTGATCATCATTCTGAAACTCCATTGCAATGGTATGTATTCCGGAAAGTGCAAGTTACTACGCCAAGCGCTTGAACGCAAACGACGCGATGCCTTCTCGGCCGAGTTCGGTTTCCGCCCAGTTCACTTCCATGCACTCGAAGCCGTGTTCGCCGCACCAACGCACGAATCCTTCAAGCGAGAAATAATGGATGTGTTCGCCTGGCTTCATGTGTTTGGACTGCGCCCATTCAGTAGCCGTTTCGCAAATAGGGATCGAGACGAACAGCCATTCCTTCACGCGCTCCAGAAGCTTTTCGGGTTCCGGGATGTGCTCCAGGCTATCCCAACAGGTGATCGCTCGAACCTCTTCGCCGCCGTACGGATCGCGGTAAGCGTAGATGCTCCGCAGCCAGGAGATCGCGTCGGGGCAAACGTCGAAGCCCATGCCCTGCGACTCCTGGACGAAGCGCCCGCCGCCGATGCCGATGTCCACGACTTCAGCGGGGCTGGTGTATTTCTGCACCAGTTCGACCCGCGCTTTGGTCAGCAGGCCGCCCATTTTCGTGGCGTCAAGCTTTTGATAGTTGGCGAAATACTCGCCGCCGTAGAGCATGGCCGGGCGGGTATGAAACCCCTGCCCCCTCTCAGGACTCCACAAAAAACAGTCCGTCAAACCAGTTGGTAAGTTTTGAGTCATAATCGGAAATCCTCTTGTCGCAGCTGTGGTCACGAAGACGGCAACGGCAGAAATTATGGGGTACAGCGAAAGTTATCATATCGTTTGGTGGTGAGATTAATTCTGGCGCATTAAAGCCCCCCTGGCCGCCGCACACAACCCAAGCTTTGGTCTTTAATGCCAAGGCTGCCGGTACTATCCACCCGATACCTCCTATCAAAGCGCTGGCGCCCTCCGCAGCGCCTAGCAGTTCAGTTACGCTAAGTTCCCCTGATAGGTAATTAATATCGGCTTTCGGCAATTCCCCTACAGCCCACTCCTTCCCATCCTCAAGGTCCGCTACCAAGATCGTGAGATACCCCCTTCGTTTTGCCTCCTCGCACGCGGCGGATAGGTAAGAAGGATCGGGGTTTCTAGCGTCTGCTCTCCATTCCGCACGAACGGTAGCTGGCCGGATTAAGACGTAAGGCTTGTCAGTCGGGCGCCAGGGGAAACTAGGGACTTTAAAGGCTCCGAAAGGTTTTCCGAATCTCCGTCCCATCCCTTGGAGGATTCCTTCCCCGGAATAAGCTATTTGCAGGATTGGGAGGCCCCGGGGTTGTGTTTCCCAGCTGCTCAGGCGGTCAACATTTTTCTTCTGCGTCCGTAGCCGAGTATCAGGGCGAACGAAATGGATGCCTTCTACAGCGGAGTAAAGTTGCGGCCATGGAGTGTTGATGTAAATGGGCCGTTCCAATTGGTCTACGAAGGCTAATTGATAAAGATTATCACCTAACCCCGCCATCGAACTAACTATTGGCATTTTGCCCGTCCCATCGATTATTTTTGCGGATGTTATCCAAGGCCCATAGCGGCTGCAAATTCGAGAGCGCCCAGCATTGTTTTATCACGGAATCCGTATCGACCGTAAAATCGAATGACGACACAGGGCGCACGTGGTCTATGTGCCATTCGCCGTAGTTGTCCCACGTCATGCCTTCAGTGAACTGCGAAGCTAGATGCGCCTTGAGATCGTCAACTGAGTAGTCTACGAACTGCTGCCAGGTGCGGTTGTTCTTATAACGCTTAACCGCCGCGTATAAGCGATTGCCCATATTGCAGCGGATCTTGAAATTTACATCTGTTTTTCGTTTCTCTTTCAACTGAACCTTTATCGCTTCCCTACTTCTCTCAAAGTCTCTCCGACGCTCCGCTTTTAGGACTTCAGGTTCAGTTACCTTCCTGCGCTCCCTGCGGGCCTTCGCCGTAGCTAAATTCTTGAGACGGCCTACTTCCATCTGCTCCCCGAAAATTTCCGGATTCGCTAGCTTGAAATCCCGCCTTGCTTTTTGCCTAGCGTTAATCCTCGCTTTATTTTCTAGGGCCCACGCTTTGCTTCTATTCGAGTTACAGAGCTTGCACTGCGAGCTAAATCCGTAAGAAGTGTATTTGCTTTTTGAAAATTCACTGAGCGCCTTGGAAGTTTGGCACCTGTTGCAGAATCTCGTTTCACTTGGCATTGAAGCGCTCCAGTCTAGAGGCAGTCGAAAGGTGTTGCGGCAAGCAGTGACTAACTGCCTTTCAGGTGCCCCCTAGCCGCAACGTGATTCTAGCAAACATTTACGCAAAAAGAACCCTTCCGAAGAAGGGTTAATGAGGGTCGCACGGAGAATTCTTGTGATGCGCTTTTTAACGAGTGCGCACCGCGGTTCATCTCGGAGGAGTCGTTGACCCTCGGCAGGACTTAAATTTATCTCTGCACATCACAAGTGTCAACAACCTTTTGCAACTCTTTTTCGAGATGCCCGAACCGGTAGCATTCCAGCGCCGTTTCACGCGAGCAGTTGACGACCTTATCGCGCTGCGGCAGCCGGGCGTGTTGTTGCGCCCATTTGCGACACCGGAGTTCGTCAGGGTTCTTCGTGGTTGGATGGTCGCCGTGCCAGTGCGTACCGTTGGACACCGTGCAGTCGTACCCAAGAAGCAGGACGCGTTCTGCGCCAAGCTTGAAGGCCAGCTCAATCGCTCTGAGCCCGCTGTTGTACTCCCCGTAGGCTTCATGCCAGTTCAACCCGTGCTTTGCCACTGCCTGGCGCGTACAGCTCCAACGCTGGCAAGTGGTAGGCGCCTCGGCGCCGTAGGAATCCCACCACGCGAGATCACCTGCATAAAGGTGATCGCACCATGGGGCTAGCTGCCAGGAGTTGTTCACGGCGATTGTTGGAAGCCCGGCCCGCCGCACCAGTTCGCAGTCGTGCGCATTGAGGCTCGGGCCGGAGGCGATGCAGACGAAGG